TAATTTTTATAATCAGACAAAACCATCCTGTTTCTAGATCTTCTATTTAGTCTCTTTTTTACAGACATAGATGGCCTAGATAATATATGTGAAATAAATAAATTGCTAGTTTTATTTAACTAGCTATTGACTGTTTTTTTTCCTGTTCCACAAGATTTTCTACTTGTGTTTTAACAGTTCTCAGTTTTAAATCCGTCCACTTCATTTCGTCAACGTTCAATTCGGCTGCTGACTTGGCCCACTGATGTTCGAGATTTAATTTTTCCTGAATCAATGTTCGTAGTGCCATTCCTGTTAACCTCCTCATAGGTTATATAAATGTGGTCGTGCCTTAACCAGCCTCCCGCATCTTTTTCTTCTACTGCTCCTGTCTCAACCTTTTTTACAAGTTCATCAAGAGCCGCTTTATCGTTCTCTGCCTCAAGTGTCTCATCGATATATATGTCTTTGTATTTTACTTGGACACGATATAGCTTCATGGGGAATTATATATCAAAATGTCGCATTAAATCAAGTCTAGGTATTGACACCTGGGGTTGAGTCCAGATTTGGTTTGGGTTCAGGAATAATTATAGGCTTTTTTTCGCATGTAAACTTAGGATAAAGCTCATATTTATTAACGTTTTCTAGGTCTAAAGCTCCTGATTTTAAGAATATTTCTACTGATTCTAGGAGCCCTTCTGTAATACACTCGTAATGAGTGTAATAAGTTTTAGGATATGTATATTTTTCAAAACTAGGAATTACGCAATTTGCTGTAACCACTGAGCATACATATAGTGTCAAAATAAATTCATTCATATCTTATCTAATCCTTGCATTTTCTATTAAAATGTATATATTAAAAAAATAAATATAACAAAGAGGATACCATGATTAATATAAAAATGAAATCTTGCTCTGCAAGTTTTGCCAATTGGATAAAAGAGGTTGATGAGATTCTGTCTCAGACGCAAAGAACTTCTACAAGTGGAGAACCATTAGAGTATGTTGATGAACATTTCCAGAATCAAATGCGTAGGCTACAACAATGTTCAATGAATTTTGAGGATGCCCCTATTTATCCTATTAATGAACAAATAGCCGTAGATCTATTATGGTCTCATCTTGAAGGAAAAGATGAAAGGAGAACACAATGAGTAGCAGTTTAATAGATACATTTTTAAGAATGCTTCTTTTAATAATGCTAGTGGTAATACCCGCAAAAGCACTTTTGTTTTTGGTTGGGGGATTATTCTATATTCTATTGTTTTAGGAAGGAGGAGATATGGACAATACAAAAAACTATCGAGAGCAGCTTGTCATTTTAGCTAAACTAAATGTAATTAAAGACATACAAATATATTTAGGAAAAGAAGAATTAAAACTAGACAGAAAACTCAAAGAGCTACAACAAATACAAGAAGGAGCAAAACAAAATGGACATAAGTAAATGGAAATCTTGTGCAGTAGATATTGAATCTTACTGCATTATCAGAGCTATGGGTAAAGAAGGCTTTAGAAGACCAGGAAATATGATAGCAAAATTAGTTAACGAAGAAGTTAAAAAAATTGCTAAAAAACAAGGACTTTCAGCTGAAAATATGCGCCAGAATTTGCTGAAACAGGGTAAAACACTACTGAACAGTAAATAATCCTAAGGATGGGAATGAGGCCGGGAGACTGGCCTCATTTTTTATTTGACACACCTTCCAAAATAACTATATAGTTTAAGAACGTAATTCCTTAAGCCTAAATGAAAAGTTGGGGCTTCAAAACAACTTATTTTCACAGAACAACGAACCATTATTTTTTTAAATTAAATTAATTTAGGAGACTAATTGGCGGATTATAAAAGAAACAAATCAAGCCCAGAGGCGTTTGAACAAGCCTTGTTAAAACTAGTCATGATATGTCCAAATAAAAAGACATATAATGAACTCACGAGTTTGATGTTTCAGTTGTATTGTGGAAATGATTTTGGTTTAGGAAATTTCAGTCTTTCATTTCTTGATTCTATTGAGAAATGTTGGCGACTAGGTAGAAAGTCTGCGGCGAAAACTAAAGGCATAAAACTAGTTGTTAAGAATGATGCGTGATCACGAAGTGTATTTTCCATATCGATATCTTTTCCCACTCCGTGGTCATGCACATTATGAACGATGAAGAATACAATTCATTAAAGGAATACCACTTTAGAGTGTGCTCTGTTTTAGAAGGAGCAGCTCGAACTAGGCTTATTCAAAGTGTGTTTAAAGATTACGAGGATGTTGTCGCTATGAAGTTTCCATTTAGGGAGCAACAGCAATATCGTGAATTATTCACCGAACTTGTTAAGAATTTTGGGCATTAGAATGGCTACCACAGTAGTTAATACTACTAATCCTAATCAAAAATTATTCCAGGCTATTATTATGCAAGCTTTTGAAGATTGTGTAACCAGTACTCATAGTAAAGTGGATGCTTATAATAAGGAAGATTCTTTCAATTGGTTTAAAAAATCAGATGACAATTATAAAAGAATATGTTGGTATGCAGACCTGGATCCTGAGTTTGTGAATCAGAATTTTAAAAAACTAAATAAGGAAGGAAAAATAAAATTTAATAAGACTGAATTAATGTGGATTGATTATAGAAATCGCTATAAACAGTACAGAGCTGCAGGTACTAAAGAAGCAAGAAGAATTATTAAAAAAGGTATTGATCGAATAACGCCTAAACTTATGACGGGAAAATAAAGATCAAACCAAGAATATAAAGAGTACATATGAAGAGAATTGAACATATATTTACTGACAGTATATACCATTCTGTGGATAAAAATTTAGAAATAGAAGATAAGCTGATTAAAGAACTAGAAGAAAATAAATTTTGGCACCGTAAATCCAGCATGGGAGGTTACCAAAAAAATTTAACCACTTGTAAAGAACCTTTTTTTAAAATGATAAAACACCACGGCCAGGAGTATCTTAATATGTTAGAAGTTAAAAACCATAAAATAGAAGTATTAAATGCCTGGTTTAATGTTAATCCTACCTCTTCTTATAATGTTTCACATGTACACGCAGGAGCTCATTTATCTGGGGTGTATTATCTAAGAACCCCTAAGAATTGTGGAAATTTAAAATTTTGGAGAAATAATGATTACTTACAGATGAGAATGCATGGTCGAGAGGGTTTTGGTTTACATAATTTTCCTGAGGCTCCCCCCTTTCGAGTTCAATATTTAGTTGAACCTAAACAATATTTATTAATAATTTTTCCTGCTTATCTGCAGCATGAAGTTCTTCAGAATAATAATAAGGAAAACAGAGTGTCTGTGTCTTTTAATCTTGCGATGAATAAGATCTAGCCCCGTCGGTGATGAAACAAAAAATGAATTTGGGTGCTAAAAACATACCCGAGGGGGATAGACCTTATTGTTAGTAAGTAATGCTCCTATCATAAGGTATTCGGTAGTAGGTGTCAAATTTTAATTAGTGATAAATAAGCAACACCGGACAACGGATACCTAAATTCCTCTATATAGATTATTCTAACCCCTGATCAATAAAAAGTACCCCATGGGGTAAAAGAGGTGTCCCTGGTGTCCCTAATCAATTATTAATCAATACTACCAATGCTTTTAATCAATTTTAATGGTGTCCCTATGGTGTCCCTATGGTGTCCCTTAGAGACACCACTCTAGCGGACCGACTTTTTCATATTTTTTCGTGCTATGGTAATGACTTAAAATAATCTATATAATAAAAATTATGACCAGAGGCTTAAAAAAGAAGGAACTCCGAACTGAAGATGATTTAACTTTTAAACAAAAAAAGTTTGTTGATATATATGTTAAAAACTGGAGTAATATTACGAAAGCTGAAGCTTTAAAACAAGCAGGATATACTTGTAAAAACGAGAATGATTATTCCGTGATAGCTTCTAGGCTTACTAACAGAAAATTAAATCCTCATGTTAGAAAGTACATGGATAAATTGTATAAGGAAGAATGTGCTAAATATGAAGGTGACAACCTAAGAAGATATAAACGATTTGAACGTATTGCTTTAAAGGCAGAAACAGATAAACAGTATGCTGCAGCTATAAATGCAGAATATAGATCTGGCCAATTAGCAGGTCAGTATATTGATAGAAAAGAAGTTAAAGTAACTGGTTTGGAGGGTATGTCACGTGAAGAGCTTGAAACAAAACTCAAGGAGCTTTCGAATAAGATCGACGGGTATAATGCCAAGACGATCGATGTTGAATCCCAAGACGCAGCTCAAATTGAAAAAGGCTAGTTGGTCTGAGTTTATAAAAGTTTTTAATAAAAAACATAATTCTCATTTAATGACTTCCGTTGGAACTATTAAGGTTGTTGTAGATGAATAGTATATGCATTGTAGGAGGGGGAACTGCAGGGTATGTAACTGCCTTAATCTTAAATAGAAGATTTCCAAATATAAAAATTACTTTAGTTAAATCAAGTAAGATTGGTATCATTGGAGTTGGAGAAGGAAGTACTCCTCATTGGGATGAGTTTTTAAAATTTGTGGATTTGTCTCCAAATGATATGATAAAACATTGTGGTGCTACTTGTAAGGCATCTATTTATTTTAAAGGTTGGTCTCCCAAAGATTATAATCATGTCGTGACGCATCCTATTTTGGATGGTGTAATACAGCTTAAAATAAGATTACTGCATAAATTTGCTCAAGAGTTAGATCCTTTATCTATTACTCCCAAAGAACATTTACAAAAACAAATAGACCCTAGTTTGTCTAAACCTTTTCAACAATTTCATTTTGATACATTTAAATTAAATAATTATTTACATAAGGTGTCCGTCGAGAGAGGAGTTGAAGTTGTTGATGATGAGATTAACGAAGTTATATTTAATGACTTTGGATATGTTAGATCTGTAGTTGGTAAGAAACGCTATGAAATGGATTTTTATGTCGACGCATCTGGTTTTAAAAAAGTAATTTTTTCAAAACTAGAATGTAAATGGGTAGATGTAAGTAAATGGTTAACTTTAGACAAAGCTATTGTTTATAGAACTGAAAACCTAGAAGTCCCTAATGTGTGGACAGAAGCGCAGGCTATGAAATATGGTTGGAAGTTTAAAATTCCCGTACATGGTAGACAAGGTAATGGGTATATATTTGATTCCAATTTTTGCACTGAAGAGGATGCTATGAGAGAAATTTGCGCTGTAGATCCCTCAGAGAAACTTAGTTGGAGAACTATTCCTTTTAAACCGGGTTATTTAAATAAATGTTGGATTAAAAATTGCTTTGCTACAGGAATTACAGGAAGTTTTTTTGAACCATTAGAAGCTACTTCCATTGCTATATCAATTCAACAAGCTTTTATGTTGAGTAATAATTTAATTAATTATAATCAACAAATAATTGAGAGAGTGAACCATCAGTTTATTAAGTTGGTAGAAAATTCAAGGGATTTTATTATTCTTCATTACTTGACTAAAAAAACAGATAATGATTTTTGGATTTCTCGAGCCGATATGGATATACCTGATAGCCTGGCTACTAAGTTAGATTTATTTGAGAGGAGGCTTCCTGTGGCTGATGATTTTTCGGAAGATGGGGATTACGCACTCTGGTGTGATCAACATTACTCCATTGTTATGTATGGGTTAGGCATGTTTAATTCTGAAATGTTAAAAAAACATTATGTTTGT